ATTATTACGACCGGAACCAAGTTTTAAGTCATGCCGCCAACAACTTAACGTCCCGAAACCGTCCAACGATGGAAGCCGTCAACGATTTCGTAACGTCCGTTGTCAACTGAGCGAGCCACGATGGGTTGTGTCCACCCTGACTCGAGGATCGACTGGGCTAGTAACCGAAGTTCGGGTGAAGCAACGTGATTGGGGTTGTAATCGTTTGCTTGTAGCAGTTCTCGGTCAATCCATTGGACGTTAGAGATCGGCTGCTGGTCGTGGTGAGACATGAGTTCCTTCCGGGTCGTCGAGTATCGGGATGCGTTTCGGGAGCCATGATGCGCCTTGATCGCGCAACTCTTGGGCTTCCTTCGCGTAACGGACCTTGAACTTTTCGTAGTTGTTGTATCCGGGGGCGAGGCTAGCCATGATGCGTTTCTTCAAGTCCGCTGTCTGTGCCGCCTTAGCGAGAATACGCCAAGACACACCCGTCAATGGATGACGGCTACTAAGCAGAATCGGGTCTTCGACCTTCTTGTAATGAAACTTGATAAGGCCTTGCACGGATCGTGCCGCAGCAACCTTCATGTCGTTTTCGGTGTGCTGCTCGATGATCTCTCGAATACGTTCCTGCGGTGTTTGATCTTTGCCGAGCACGAACGGACCATAAGCACCATAAAGTTCGGTGTTTGCGTACCGGCTCGCTGCCGCAGCACCGGGGACGCGATCGACCATCTTGTCCCAAAGTTCGGGGTACGCCTCATGCCATTCATGCAGGCCACGTAACGGTTCATCACCGTAAGGTGGAGCGCAACGCTGCGACGCGTGTCCCACGCCCATCATTTCGAGTATGTCGTAATAACGGTTGTAGTCCCAACCAAGTTTCTTTGGCGCAGTCCAAACGTCAGCAGTAGTCCAGTCGTACACCGGATACGCCTTCACAATCCAAGGGGCGTTCTTCCACGGCGGCGTAATCCAGTTATGTAATCGGCTAGAAACCGAAACGGCCTTCAGTCGCGTAAGCGATTCTTGCGCTCGAATACCTAGAACAGCAGCGGTGCGACCGTGTTCGGGGCCGACAACGTAAGGAACTAGTTCATCGATAGGTGCACGATGTTCGTCGGTGTCGAGGTCCAATCCCTCAATTTCCGTTATGGCCTCGGGTGGAAGGTCGCGCACCCACAGATGTTTGTCTTCCGATGCCCACGGAAACCAATAGCCGGAGTCCATTGCGGCTCCATTGCGGTGACGTAACGGAACGCAATACCATCGAAGATCAACTTCGGGCATTTGACTAACGCGTCGCACGTAGTCTTCCGTGTCGGGGGCGATTGCTTCCTCGTCGAAGAAGATCGTCAGCAAGGGCAACCGGTTGTGCCTAATCGCTGCTTCTAAACACAGATTGAACACGGCTGTCGAGTCTTTGCCTCCGGAGAAAGACACCAACACCGTGTCGTATTCACGGAACAACAGGTCGACACGCGCACGTGCTGCTTCCAGCACATTACCTTCGTCTGCTGTGCGCTTGAACTCAAACTGCGACATTGTCCACCGCGTAGATAAGCGCATCGGTCATGGTGAGGATGCCGTGCTCCGTCATTAGGCGACGCAAACCTTCAGCGAGTTGCGTCTTCTGTTCGGATGACACCATGAAGGTCATCGGCGCTAATGCAACGTCCACGGATTGCAGGGTGTCTAGCGATGCCGCTTCCCCTTCAATGTCGTCAAGGAACGAAGATTCGTTAGCGCCCCGCATTCCCGTGCTTCGAAGTAGGGCGTCGAGATCAACGTCAGTCCAACCGGTCCCGTCAAGTGATCCGATTGAGCCAAGGAGTTTCGCTAAAGATTCATTGTCGTAACCGGCGAGGTCGCTCGTTCGGTTATCGGCGAGCAGGATTCTTTTGGCTGTCTTCGCATCGACATCGACGTAGGTGACGGGAATCTCCGTCAAGCCGACTTGCTTCGCCGCTTGCCAACGGTGAAAACCGGCGAGCACATGACCCGTAGACTTGCGCACGATTACGGTCCCGTAGAAACCATGCGCTCGAATAGATTCGACAATGGCATCAACGTTGCCGACGCGCGCATTGTCGGGATGGGGTTTCAGTGTGTCGATTGGCACCAGCATGTTTTCGGTATTGACGATTTCCATTAGTCCTCCTAGTTATGGGTCCATGTTCCGGGTGGTAGTTCCAGTCGCGTAGCGACCGTTTCGTGCGGGTCGTCGCCGACGTAGCGAGCCCATTCATCGAACACGTCTCGTCGCACCGTGAAGCGGAAACGATCGACGCTAATACGCACCGGCCCACCGACCGGGCGTGATGGCTTGCCGCTGCCGCCGCTCAGTAGGTCGTCAAGGTCGTCGAGGTCGTAGCCGGTACCGGAAGGGTCCCCTACCGATCTAAGTAGCGCTGTGAGCGACTCATCGTCGTAGCCGGCGAGGTCGCTAGTGCGGTTGTCGATGATAACTATTCGAGCGGCTTCGTCTTCATCTACGTCAATGAAGGTGACGGCGATTTCTTCCCAACCGAGCATTATCGCTGCTTGAAGTGTGTGATTGCCGACTAGCACCGTCATCGTTGGTCGATTCACAACGATCGGGCGGAACTGTCCGTTCACTCGCAGGGACTCGGCGATCGCGCCTACATCGCCTTGTCTTGCGTTGTTTGGAAACTTTCGTAGGCTCGACACCGGCACCGTCATTGCGTTGACCGTTGATAAACGCACGGGGGTCGTCTCAGGGTCGGAAGGTTTCGTCGATGGTTCGGGGAAACCGAGTCTGTCGCTAATAGTCGCTTCGGGTTTCCGAGGCATTTGCTCAATCGGATTAGCCCATGCTTCGAACGCATCACGATCAACGGTTAGGCGGATTGACGAAACAGCGATTTCGGCGTCACTTGCTACGTCCGGGGTTGCCGGCGGTCGACTAATTCCGTCTCCACCCGAACGCGATGGGGCCGGATGGAAGATTCCGTCGATCTCGTCGAGGTCGCCACGAACGAATCCTGTGTCGTCGAGCGTGGGAAGCGCATGTAGCAGTTCCGATAGAGCGCCGTCGTTGTAACCGGCGAGATCGGCGGTCCTGTTATCGGCGAGTATGATCTTGCGCTCGCCGGCTTCGTCTACGTCTACGAATACCGCTGCGATCTTGCGCCAACGCAACCGTTTGGCGGCCTGCCACGTGTGATTCCCTGCGAGAATGTGCTTCGTGCGTGTTGAAACTACGATGGGGCGAAACTGTCCATGCGCGCGCAAACTGTCTGCAATAGCATCGACATTGCCGCGTCGAGGGTTCGCCGGGTGTGGCGTAACGGAACCGATCGGTATTAGAGATAGATCCGTGGCGGTCATAGTGCAAACAGCCTAGCGGCTAGGGGAGACAACGTAGGGGATGATGCTACAAGCCGCGTTGCGCTAGTCGTATCAAAAGTTCACCTAATACCGACCCTGCCTCTCCATCGGCATCCGCTCCATCGGTTGCGGCATCAACAACCATGCGTTTGGCTGCAATCAACTCGGCGATGTCTTCATCGATAGTGTCAGCGCATATCGCTACCCATGCTGTTACGGAATCTTTCTGTCCGATACGGTGGCACCGGTCCGCCGCTTGATCCATCCCCGCTGGAGTCCAGTCCTGCTCGACGAAAAGGACGTTTGATGCTGCGGTAAGTGTCAATCCGACGCCGGCCGCTCTAATCGAACAGGCTATGACGGGACGGGTTGCGTCTTTCTGAAACCGCTCGACCGCCGAATGTCTTTGAGCGTTCGTTACATCTCCGGTTATGCGTAATCCTTGAGCAAACTTTGCAGACAAACGGTCGACGTATTCCTTATGGTGAGCGAAGATTACGAGTTTTGATCCTGACGAAACGAAATCTTTGATCCATTCGTCAATAGCCTGACGCTTAGCCTCGGTTGCTAATCGCTTTAGCGCTGTGATGGCGACGAGATGCTCCGCCGCTGAAGCCCTAAGTGACTGTTCCCATGCTAAACGTGCTGCTTCCTCGCTTGTAGCGCCGGCGTCGAGCGCTGCTTGACGAGCGCGTTCCGCTAAGAACGTGACGATATCTTTCTCTGCTTTGCGGTACTGCCGCATTATTTCCTCATCGCCTTCGATGATGATTGACGCCCAACGTTTCGGTGGTAGTTCGTCGAGTACGTCGATCTTGCGGCGACGTAGGTAAGCGGTAGCACGCAGCCTGCGGTTGAGTTCGGCGAGGTTTGATCCGCCGGCGTAGCGGCGACGAAACTCTCTTGCTCCACCGAACTCGTCGAGCCGATGTAACACCCGTAACTGCGTAATGAGTTCGTCGGGATGGTTGACGACCGGAGTTCCTGAAAGACACAAGCGAACGGCATCGTCGGCGAGCCGATCAGAAAGTTTGATAGCCGCCTTCGTTCGGAGTGTTGATCCGTTCTTGAGATAATGGGATTCGTCAAAGATGACTGCGGCTAGGTCGCCGAGGTGATCGCCCCACGCGTCGAGTACGTCGTAGTTCACGACGAGCAGGTCTGCGGTAGGTAAGTGGTGCGGTCTGACTCCGCCCACAATGACCGCTGTGCGGTTCGGGAGCCAAGAACGGGCTTCCCGTACCCAGTTGAGTTTGAGGGAAGCAGGGCAGACCACAGCGGCCGGGAACGCGTTAGCGGCGGCGAGTACCGCTAGGGCCTGCACCGACTTGCCTAGTCCCATC